TTTCGAGTTGACAGCGGCGCGGATTCGAGCAGCTGAGGCTCAACCCAAAGGAGATAACCGGGGCGGGCGAATCGCCTCATATTGCTTGATACGATTTCTCATTTTGGTTGAGCGATTTGTGCCGCGACACTTAGATTTGAAGGGGGAGTGATCCGGGATATGGCGGGAGGTGATGGGATATGATGGGACGGGAAGCCTTGGGCCGGGCCGGGATACGGGGTGTCAAGCGTGCGCCTGGCCGGTTGAACGCAAAAACGTCAGACGACGTTTAGTTTTGGGTGAAAACGTCGTCTGCGACGGATAGTTTTGAATATCTACCGCACGTATTCCCGACAGCTCCAGACCACCCGGCCGATGATCCTGACCATGTCGGCCAAGTCGCCGCCCATAGAAACCTCGATTGGATTGTACCGTTCGTTCCGGCTGCGAAAAACGATCTTGCCGGGCAAGGTATCGACGTATTTGACCAGCACGCTTGAATCTATTCCCACCGCATAGAGCCCGCCAGAGATAACATCTTGTTGGCTCTCATCGATTAATACAGAATCAGAATCCATCAAGACCGGCTCCATGCTGTCGCCTGTGACATCCATTAGGACCATTCTTGACGGATGCCCCTTGCGATGCAGGAAATCCGTCTTGAACGCATAGAGCCCTATTACGGCCCCTTCCGTTTCCAGGCTCCCCGTCCCCGCCGACAGCCGCGCCCGGACCTTGGGAATCAGGCTGTATCCCCGCTCCGCCGCCTCCTTGGCGCTCATCCATTGCGGTTCGCCCTCGGGTATGATGTCCGATTTTTGCGTCTCAGCTGACGCAATATGTGCTTTGTCTATTAACTTTTGGCCAATTCCAAAAAACAACCAGTCTGTTGAAACCCCATATTTTACGGCTATTTGTTCAATCCATCCGCTTGGGATTTTAAGGCGTTTTTTCGCAACGCCAATAGAACCCTGTGTAATATCTAAACATCGTGCAAGGGCTGAGTCGTTTGTTGCGCCACAAGCGTCCTTCAGGCGGTTAAATCTGGCCTCGAACTCATGCACAGAACGCCCATCGTTCTGTGAAGTGTTCTGTGAAGTCTGGTTAGAAGGCTCTATAGACATAATACTAATATATCTCAGCATGTTATAGGTTTTGACAAAATCAATTTATAAATTTCTTCTATGAAGTAGAATTTTGTCTTGACCGACTAGAACTATGTCTTTAGTTCTATCCCCATGAGGGTACGGGATTGCCGGCAACCTCATACCTAGCAGGGACGGAAATTAACCTCAACGTCCGCCACGTCGGAAATTTCGGATCGAGGGTTACGGATTTGATGACCACAGCCAGACGCCGCAGCCTGCTGGATCTGCCCAGCCTCAACGTGGATGCCGACATTGCGGTGTCCATGGCTCGGATCGTCGAGGCGTCGGGGTTGTCCCGGGCCGAGGCCGTTGACCGTCTCAACGAGACGGCCCGGCGTTTCGGAGTACGGCTTTGCGGCGGCTCCGCCGAGGCCCTCACCCTGGCCACACTGGAAAAGTGGCTCAACCCCAATGAACCCAAGAACGTTCCGAGCCTGCGGGCGCTCAATATTTTTTGCCACGTGTTCCAGGCTCCCGCGCCGTTGGACCTGCTGGCCCGGTCCCACGGGTTGGGCTGGCGGGTCATCGACGGCGAGGACGCCAAATTGCTGGAATGGGCTCGCACGGAGCGGGAAATCCGAAACCTGCGGGCAAAAAAACGGAGATTGGAGTCAGGGTTATGAGACAGGGCAGGAAAATCCGCGCGTGGATGCTCGAACAGGGACTCACGGTGGCCGAAGTGGCCCGCCGGGCCGATGCCCAGGCGTCGCATACCTCGGACACCATCCATGGAAAAAGGCAGCATCGGCGTGTGTTGCAGGTGCTGGTGGATGCCGGATGCCCGGTGCGACTGCTGGAACTGCCGGAAGACATGAAAAAAGAGGCGGCGTGATGAACAAGCGGAAGCGGAAGAGTGGGAAGGCGGAAGAAATGCGGCAGATTGCCCAGGTTTTGCGGCAAAACGGCCTGCCGGAAGTGGCGGTTCGGATGGCGCTCCTCAATATCTGCGGGGTCACAATAACGATAACCGATAACGGTGCAGGGTTTGAGACCACGGCCTTGAGACGGTTCCTGGGTGTGCGAGATGGATGCTTGCCGGCCTGACCCCTGCGAAACCGCCCTTTGCGGGCGGTCGTCGGACGGTGGCGCGTCCGGCCTGATGAGCAGCCAAGGGAATAGCGCGATGAACGACAAAAAAAACCATTATGGACGTTATCAAATCGTCCCCAATCCACGCACGCCAAATACGGTGGAGATGATTATCGAGGTTGCTGAAGAGGTCGGAGATGTTTTCTGTTTGCCTGTGACCAATATTATGTGCTCCGACCCATTTCCGCTTGGATATCTCCTCTTTAAAAAGATTGGCCAACATATCTTCCAATTAGTCGAAGTACGTCAGGGGCGTGGGCCAATCCTTGGTCAATCAGCTTCAACACAAGATGTTTTAACGCATCCACGGGAAGATTTTTGACGGCTTTCACAAGAAACGTTTTTTGTTCTTGTGGCAAACTCGACTGGAGAACATGGTTTTCGATTAACATGGTGATGGAATCTTGATCAAACTTAACAGTGATGGTCCTAAAATGTGCGTCAAGCCCACCATCGTCTTGAAGATAGTCGTAACCTTTCTGCGTGATCTTTGGGAAGACGACCTGATGCTCAACGGGACCAGCGACATTACGTCTGATGGCTTCAATCATTTCATGGTCAAGAAGATAGGTAATTGTGGCCGAATAATCCGGGCCATCCAGCCCAGGGATGACAGCCTCCTCGCATTGCCCTGGATAAATTTCGGCCAATTTTTCAAGGATGGTGCGCATCAAATCTCTGTTTACAGGCATTTCCGCGCCTCCTGTGCGGGTTGACGGTTGGGGAAACAGGTAACGGAGACCCTATCAAGGGGCGCGGGAACTTCAAGGGGATCAGGCGGGAACGGCAATGGACGACAGGGTTACGGCAAAACAGATCGCAATTGCGCTACGGATCGTAGAAAGAACCGTCTATGACAGGGCTCTCGATGAATCCTGGGCTTTCGTCGAAGAAAAGGGACGCGGCCGTGGCGGTAAATGCCGTTTTTACCCCGTGGCCGCCCTGCCTGCCGACGTCCGTAGTGCCCTGGGACGGGTGGCTGCCTCGGAAGCGGCGGCGGCCGGACGGATGGAGGGCTTCAAGCTCCGGCTTGAACAGGAATCCGCCCGGACCGTGGCCGACGCCGCACGCCAGGATGGGCTTGCCAAATTTACCCGGCTCGCCGGCAAGGACCGCCTCCGCGCCGAAGCACGGGCCACGCTCCTTGCCGCATTTGATGCCTTTCTGGCCTCTTCGGGGTTACCGCAATCGACCGCCCGCCATGTCTTCGCCGTGCAGTACCGCACCGGAGCAATCGAGATCGATGCCGACGTCCGCGACGTGCTGCCCAAAGTCTGCGCGACAAGCATCCTCAACTGGCAAAAAGCAATCGCCCAAAACGGAATTTCGCGGTTGGCCGGCGATTACGGCCACCGCAAGGGAACGGGCAAGATCGATCGCAACCCGGAAATTGTCGAGTTCGTCAAAGGTGAACTGTACGAGCGGCCCGGCATCAACGCAAAGCGGGTGTTAAAGGGGATTGCAACGCGCTTTCCAGACGTAGGCATCACGCAAAAGATGGTTCAGGACTGGTTGAAGGCGTTTCGGAAAAACAATCCCCGCCTCGTGCTGGACATCACTAGCCCTGACGCCTGCCGATCTCGGTATCAGCCGGCCACGGGAAGCCGCTACGAAGGCATCGATCACCCGAATCAGCGTTGGGAGATGGACAGCACCAAGGGCGATATCATGCTGTGGGACGGCAAGCAGAAGTCCCGGCATATCATTGTCGCCTGCATCGACGTCTACACCCGCCGGGTCAAATTTTTGGTTTCGCGCTCATCCAGCTCCGCCACCGTGGCCTCCTGCCTGCGTCGTTGCCTGCTGGATTGGGGGCAGGTCGAAACCCTCGTGACGGACAACGGTTCGGACTTCGTCAGCAAGCACATCGTGCGTCTGACCCTGGCCCTGGGCATTGAGCGCAACGTCGCCCCGCCGTTTACCCCGGAGCACAAGCCTTTCGTCGAGCGTGTTTTCGGTACGTTTTTGCGAGGCGTCTTCGAGGATTTGCCCGGCTACATCGGCCACAACGTGGCCGAGCGCAAGGCTATTGAAGATCGGAAGGCTTTTGCCGAAAGGCTTTCCAAGGGCCTGTATCATGGCGAGCTGGACACGCCGCCCGAGTTGCTCCTCTCCCCCGACGCGCTCCAAAAATTTTGCGACGAGTGGACCGATGCCATTTACGCCCACGAGCCACATTCCGGCGAAGGCATGGACGGCAAGACGCCCTGGGAAAAGGCGGCGGAATGGTCCGGGCCGATCCGGCGGATCGCCGACGAACGAGCCCTGGACGTGCTGCTGTCCCCGGTGCCGGGCAAGACGGGAGACGGTTTCCGCCCCGTGCGCAAAAAAGGCTTGGAAATCGGCGGCTATTTCTATTCGGCCCCGGAGCTTGGCGGCCACGAGGGCCGGCAGGTGCTGTGCCTTGAGGACAACGCCGATTGGGGCGCGGTGCATGTCTTTTTGCCCCACGACCAACAAGATGAAGACGGCGGCATGGAATACCTATGCCGGGCCGTCTGCCCGCTGCTGACGGGTATCTCCAGGCGTGAGGCCGCCTTGGCCCGCACCCGTGTCTACAAGAAGGTTCGCGCCGAGGAAAAAGCGGCCATGCGGGCGGCATCCCGAAAGGTTGGCGCCAAGGATGTGGTGCGCGAGGTCATGGAGCACGCCGTGGAACAGGCCGGCAAGCTCTCCCGCCTGCCCCAGCCGACCACGCCGTACGAGACGCCCATGCTCACCGAGGCGGCCCTTGCCGCCCGGGCCGGCGATGCGCCGACGCCCAAGCAGCCGACCCCCGCCGACATGGCCGCCCGGGCCGCCCTGGCCGAGGACATGGCCAAACGGCAAGCCGCCGTCCACGCGATGCCCGAAGCCCATGTGGAGCGGCAACGGTACAACCACTGGTTGGCCGTCGATGCCGCCATCGAAGCCGGCCAGGACGTCCCCGAGAAGGACCGGAAGTGGTGGGCCAGCTATCAGAAGACGCCGAATTTCCTGGCCGAACGCCAGATGCGCGAATTCTTTCCGCAACTGGCAGAGACCGGACTGTAAAAAAGTGGAGGCCTGCCGGTCGCAACGGCAAGCCTCCATGAAACCAAAGCAGGGAGACAAAAAAAGTGACGCAACACGGATCAACTGTCAATGGCGGCGTCGCGCCGCTGCTCAACGTGCGGAACTGCCTGGAGGCCTTGCAGGCGGCCAGGAATCGTCCCAGCCACCTGCCCGGCATCGTGTGCATGTATGGCCCCTCGGGCTACGGCAAGTCCACGGCCGCCGCCTACGTGGCCACCCGCACGGACGCCTATTACGTCGAATGCCGCTCTTCCTGGACCCGGAAGGCCTTTTTGCTGGCGGTCCTCAAAACCATGGACATCCGCGAAGGCGGACGCATCCAGCCGGCCCGGACCATCTACGGCATGGTGGACCAGGCGGCCGAGCAGCTTGCCGCCGGCCGGCCGCTCATCGTCGATGAAATGGACTACCTCGTGGACAAAAATGCCGTGGAGATCGTCCGCGACCTTTATGAAAGTTCCCGGGCGACCATCCTCATCATCGGCGAAGAGCGGCTGCCCGGAAAGCTCGACGCCTGGGAACGGTTCGCCAGCCGGGTGATGCATTGGGTTCAGGCCCAACCGGCGGATATCGAGGACGCCAAGGCCTTGCGGACCCTTTACTGCGACCGTGTGGGCGTGGCCGATGATCTGTTGGAGATGGTGGTCGCAGCGGCCAAGGGCAGCGTGCGCCGGATCTGTGTCAACCTGGAGCGCATCCAGGCCGAGGGTCTCGTTGACGGCGTGGAAACCATGGACCGGGCGGCCTGGGGAACGCGGCAGCTGTTTACCGGCGAAGCCCCGATGCGGCGGGGGCTGCGATGAGCCGGCAGCCCCAAAACGTACCGCCCGGCTTCACGGGGCGTGATCTCATATGGGACGCCATGCGCGAGGCCAGGGTGTTTACGGTGGACGAGCTGGTTAAACGGACGGCCCTGAAACGGGGGGCCGTGGACGATTACGTCCAGGCGCTCGTCAAGGCGGGCATCGTGCAGAAGACCGGGAGCCGGCCGACTCCACTCGGCAATGCCGGCTGTTTTGCCCGGGCCGAATACACCGCCGTCGGCGTGCCCCTGGGCCTGGAAGCCCCCCGCGTCCGCAAGAACGGCACGCTGCTGCCGGCGACCGGCCGGCAGCGCATGTGGCGGACCATGGGCATCCTCAAGGAGTTTTCGCTCCGCGACCTGGTGGCCACGGCCAGCCTGCCCGAGGCGCCGATCTCCCCGCGCGAGGCGGAATACTACTGCCGGTGGCTGGCCAAGGGCGGCTATCTGCGCGCATCCGCAGGTGGTCGTTACAGCGTCGTACCCGTCATGCGCCACGGACCGCGCGCGCCTTTGATCCAGCGCGTGCGCCGGCTGCTCGACCCCAATACCGGCGAAATCGTGTGCGAGTCCCACGCCGTCGAGGAGCAGGCCCGATGAGCGCGGCCGTCGAAAAAGCAACCGGGGCCTGGGCCGGGAATCCGCCGGAGTGGGTTGAGGCCCTGGCCGCCGCTTGCGACGCCAGTTCCGGCCGGGCCGTGGCCGTGCGCCTGGGCGTGTCACCGGCGGCCGTCTGCCGGGTATTGGGCGCCAGCTACGGCAACACGGCCGGCATCGAACGGCGCGTGCGGCGTTTGCTCATGGCCACGCGCGTTGTCTGCCCGGTCTGCGGCGAGATCGAGGTGGAGACCTGCCGTACCCACCAGTCGCGGCCGTTCACGGCCGTCAACCCGCTTTTCGTGCGGCTGTTCCGGGCCTGCCCGAACTGCCCGCACAAGGAGAAACAGCATGCGTAAGAAGCCCAATCCGTTTGTGGTGGCCGATCTGGACGCCGCCGACAAGGCCCTGGCCCGGCTGGCCGCAATCCGCCGCATCGTGGACGCCGAGAACCTGCGGCTCAATGAGACCGTCGACAAGCTCAAGGCCCACGTCACGGAAGTTACGGCCGCGCCGCTGGCCGAGGCGGCCGCCATCGAAGCGGCCCTGGCCACCTTCGCGGCGACCAGGAAGGACGATCTGTTCGCCAAGGCCCGGTCCCAGGAACTGAACTTCGGCACGCTCGGCTTCCGCCGGTCGGCCGAGGTCAAACCCCAGCCGAAGCACACCTGGGGCTCCATCCTGGAGCGCATCAAGGCCCTGGTGACCGGCCAGGATGGCGATCCGTTCAAGGCGGCCGTCCGCCTCAAGGAAGAGGTGAACCGGGACGTGCTCAAGGAATGGCCGGAGGAACGGCTCTTAACCGTGGGCGCGCGGATCGTCGAGAAGGACACCTTTTACTATGAGTTGAAAGCCGAACAAATCAAGGAGGCTGCGGCATGAGCGAGACCACACGCACCACGACGGATGCCGCGCGCACGGTGCCCCTGCGGGTGTTGCGGAGCGCGGAGAAGCAGGCCCTGCACTGGAAAAAACAGTCGGAACGGCTGTCGGACCTGATCAACCGGGCCGCCCAGGCCCAGGCGCTCCCCACGAACTACGTCACCGAAGCCAGGCTGATCCAGGCAGGCATGATCTAAGGCGGTCATAATGAAGAAGAATACCACCCCCTGGGGGGATTGCGAATCACTCGATGGGGAATGCCCGGCGCAACCTGATCCGGAATGTCTGGGCTGCCTCCTGGGCTTGAGCGACATCGAAATAAATACGTTTGGGCATTGGTTGGAGGAACAACGGGCGTACCTGCTCGCCGCCGGCCTGTCGCGGCAGACGGTGGGCGATCTCATCGACGCCTTTCGAGGGTGATCTGCGAAACCGCCCCGCGCGGGCGGTCGCCGGAGCGTGGCGGCTCCGGCCTGATGAGCAGCCAAGAGCATGGATATGAGCGACCGATTTTACAGTGATGACAAAGCGGTACGCGGTCGGGCTGGGATTTTCGACAGGGATCGCGGTGGCCGCCTTGTGGCCTTTTTCTTGGCGGACCCCACGAACCCGGAGCACGCCCCGCGCATGGCCCGGGTGTGCGCCCGGGCGCTCAACATCGCCGTGACCCGGCCGACGCAAGGGAGGCTCACCGATGTCCAAGCGTAACGGGGCCTATTGGTATTGGCTGGCCGTCGTCGGCCGCGAGCAGGGCGTGACGTACGTGCAGGCCGAGGACGGCTACAAGCCGTGCGCCCATCCCGGCCGTTACCACTGCATGGTGCTGCCGATCGGGCCGGTCTGCCCGGGTTGCTGCCGGGCGTGCCGGCTCCCGCCCGTTGCCGGCCTGCAAAAGGATGATGAGCTCATCGTATCGGGAAAGGTCACGGAGGGCGCGAGCAATGGCCAGTAAGCCGAAAAAGCAGCAGAAAATGACCAGAACCCAAAAGAACGAAATCCTCTGGAAAATGGGTTTGAAGCCAATACCCACGCGAGCACAAATTCGTGCGGCGTGGAAGGCCAAGGCGAAGGCCGAATCTAAAGAAAAACGCCAGGAAATATTGGATATGATCCGTGCAAACTGTCATCCTGATGCGATCGCACAACATGCCGGTGTCGACGTGGATACGGTATATGGCGTGTTGTACCTCAACCGATACAGCGTCCAATTGCTGCGGGAGGTGACGCTCTGATGGCCATCTCCCGCGCCTCCCGCAACAGCATGCTGGCCAAGATCCACATCGCCAAGAAAGACTTGGGGATGGATGATGACACCTACCGCCTGATGCTGGCAAACCTTTTCAGCGTGTCCTCGGCCCGGGATCTCTCCGGCCGGGATCTGGACGCCCTGCTCGGGCATCTGACCGAGCGGGGCTTTACCGCCCGCAAACGCGGCGACAAGGCCGCCCCGCCCGAATCGGCCAAGCTCCGCAAGCCGCTTATCGCCAAGATCGGCGCGCTCCTCACCGTGCTCGGCCAGATGGAAGGCCGTCACGTCCCCTGGGACTACGCCGTGGGCATCCTCAAGCGGCAGTCGGGCGTCATGCGGCTTGAGTGGGGCACGCCCGAGCAGCTGCGCGGCGTGGTGGCAGCCCTGGGCAAACGCATCCAGAAATTCGAACAGGCCGCGTTAACTGGCGAGGTCCGGTAAACACCATGGCCGGCTGCCCCCCGAATTTGCCCGGCGGCGTCGACTGGCCGGGCATCCTGGCCGACATCGCCGAGGAGGCCGGCCCGATGGCCGCCTGGCGCGTGGCCGAGGCCAAG